CTCTTTTTCGATATTACTTTTCTGTATTTTTTTACAAACCCTGGCCCAGGACTACCTGCTACTAACATTAACCAATGTAACTTAGCATGATCTTTATGCTTTAAATCAAACATGTACTTGTTTGCGTGATGATTCATACTTGCTAGATAATAATGCTGTACTGTTTGGTTGTCTGTTACATTAACACTCATTTGCAACGCTACAAAACCTGTAAATCCTTTCTTTTCTTCAGTTGATAACTTATCATAAAATCCGTAATCTTTTTTATCAATTGCAGGTAACACTTTACCGAACAGATCTAATTTATATGTTTTCTTTTTTGCTACCATGCTTGATTGTAATCTACTAGTTGACAATTTCTAGATACGTCTTTAATAAAATATACAACTCTAGGTTTATCACCATCATCTATAGGTACAGCAAGATATTGTCCATTCTTTAACTTAGGGTTGTACCACTGCACCTCATTATACACATCTACTACTTCTACAGGTAAAAAGTTAGCCATATATCCACTTAAACTATTGAACTCAAATGCGTTAAAACTTCTGTCATTGATACTTGTTAGTTGTAGTGCTTCTAAATCTCCTGTGTCTTGCTCTCCTATTAGCAAGTGCCAGTCCATTGGCATTTTAATAATTTCGTCAGCAATCTTTAAAACCAATGCTGGAGCAGTAAAGCTCTCTAGAAAGATTAAAGGTATGTAGAAGTAATCTGGATCTTTAGGATTACTGTTATCAAAAATAGCAAACCTTAAATCGTTTATCTTATCAGGTAGCTCGTTCAGCTCGTACGCTGTGTCTTCAAGTGTATGGATTTTAATTTTAGTTCTCCGTATACAATTATCAATAAACGTATTATATATGAAGATAGGACTAAGGTTAAAATAATAACTACGTCTTTACCTGGCATTTGGCTAAAAGAACTTCAAATGCCAGTATGTGATATCTCTAGGTTTCATGTAAGTTATAATTCTGTAATGGAGTATATGATGCCCATGGTCTCCGATAAACTCTTTCATTTTGATGTACACTCTTTGATCGAGAGCATTATCTTCTGCCCACTTCATTATAGGTGCTTCAAATTGTCTTCTTGCGTGATTCATTAAGATATCGCAACATCCGTGGTAGCACAATATATCTTTTAACCCAAATGGGGTTAATTCAACTTTGAAATACTCCCCTCTTACTTCCTCTAAATGTCCGTAGTACCTTTCTAGCATAACAATAATTATGCATTTTCGAAGATAACATCCGGATAATTACTTCCATTCTAACTTTTCTAATGACCCTGATATTCTTTCCTATTTAATAGAATAGTTGACTATCTAGGCATTCTCTTACATCTTGTGTTGTATCAAAATATTGATCTAAATAAACTGTCATTATTTTACCGGTTACTGATTCTAATCGAGCATTAACATAACTTTCCTCAAGCATTGTGAGGCTCAATTTATAACACTTATCAGTGTTTAATATATCGTCTACTATAACATCACACTTTTCTTTTGAGTTACTGTGCGGATTTTTACTAAGAAATGTATTGTGTATGTCATAAAATTCGCTAGTTAGGTTTAAATCTAAACCTGAAAATTCTGCTAATTTATGCAACTCTTCTTTAAACTGTTCAACATTATATAGAGAAGCAAAGTTAAATTCATGCACCCGTTCGGCAGAATGTAACTCTTTAATTCTTTCATACTTCTTAGTCCTTTCTACTATAATATAATACTTTTCAGGAGTTTTAAATTCGTTTTTAAAAAATTCACGTAATACAGCGCGAGGACAATTAGATATCGATTCTGAAAGTTCTAAAGTACTTAAATTATGAACAGTTTGACACTCTTCTAATACTAGCTTTGGCAAGTTATAATAATCCTCTAAAGTATCGATTTCTGGCCAAGATAAATCTTTAATTGGTTTATACGATTTTCTTATTTGATAGTCAGCAAACATTTTATTCAATCTATCTATCGGCAATAGAATAAAATAATCATTAGAAAGAACACATCTATAATAGGTTCCGTTTTCAAATTCACCAGTGAGATTTACTATTCGTTGCAGATATTGTAATAGATCTCGGGGATCTATTACAATACAAACCGCACGGTCTTTTCTACACGTGTGGAAAGCCTTTAAATCGTTGAAAGATCGCTGATGAAATTCATAGAACACCCTATTACTGTAATAATCTTGAGGTTTTGTATGTGCTGTAGAATCATTCCAATTATTTATAGAAGGATCAAAAGGAGAAAAATTTATAAATGCCGGATCCATAACTGAAAAAAACTTATTGCACATAAATTCTAAATAATTTCCATGTGAACCACCTGAGTAATGTATGACAATTTTATCGGTTTTTACTTCCATTCTAACTTCTCTAATGAAAAGGGATACTCTGCTTCTCTATAAAACTTCTTACGTTTAGTTAAATGACGTTTAGCAAATTTACAGGTACTTGTGATATCCCATATTTGCACTTCGTCTTTGTCTTTTGCTCTACGAATACCACGTCCTATCGATTGTATTACTCGCACAAAGGACTTGCCGGGTTCAATAAGTATTAAGTTAAAGATTCTAGGAATATTAATACCTACAGACGCAACACCGTACGTTGCAACAATAATCTTATTGTCGGAATCCGCAACTTCATCGTACTGCGCTTGTCTGTCTTTACCTTTAGTTGCACCGCTAACAAATACAGCATTTTCTCCTAGCCGCGATACTATGTCTTTGCCTGCTTGTACACGATCTACGAGTACTAAGGTATTGCCAGTTTCATTAGCCTTACGTACAAGGCTTCCTATCATATCCAAGCGATCTGAATCACTCAATAAGTATTTCAGCTCACTCTGATAGTTACTGTGTTCTGCATGATCGATTAACTGTACGATGTTTACATGACAGTTAGCAAGTACACCTTTGTCTTGTAACTCACTTGCTGACACTCTGTTAATAACTTCGCCGATGCTTACACGCAACGATGCAAATTCGTAATCCTCTTTAGGTACTGTGCCTGTTAGTCCCCAGCGCAACGGTACATTACGCAAAGGTCCTGTTAGTAGTGTTTTGAGTGCATCTGCCTTTGCGCTGTGTACTTCGTCAACAATGACACACACTACATCTTCTAAAAAGTCATGTATAGTGATCTCAGCTACGCCCTTTTTGGTGTTCTTCATTAACGTGTTAAGACTTTGCCACGTACAAATAGTATGCGTCTTGCCTATATCTTTTCTATCACCGAAGTATACACCTACATCTAACTGCATATTAATGTAGTCTGCTTCTGTCTGTACTACTAAGCTCTTGTTAGGTACAATTACTATACTTCTACCGTATTGCTCTGTGCGTTGACTAAGTGCCGCAGTAACTAATGTTTTGCCCGCGCCAGTTGCTATTTCTTGTAAGCATTGTGGATTCTCTAAAAAGTTATTAACGATTTCTACTTGATAATCACGTAACTCAATTGGTTCGCCTGCAACATCATGCTTCTCTGGCCATTTAATATGACTAAAGGTACTCTTATCAATTGGCAAAATATCAATTGGTGTGCATTGTTCACGCTTGTCGTCTAATTCAATCTCATAATTATTATCAATTAGCACAGGAATAATCTCAGGCAGGAAGTTAACGAATGTACTTCCACCTAAGTTAAAGAAAGATACAGTACCATCCCATCTTCCTAATCGATAGGCCGGCATGTATCTTGCACTTGGAATATCATACTTAAACATATTCACTAGTTTTTTACGTATGTCTAACTCTACGCCTTTAACAGTGCAGTTGACTTCGTCTTGAACTACTATTGTTGCTTTCATATTCATTCCTAATAGGGTGGGTTATAGAACTAACATCACGGGATTCACAATAGATGTTCTATAACCCGGGGTTGTCAAGTGCTTATTTAGGGAGTGTCTCACAGGAGTTTGACTAAACACTTAACGAACTTATAAAAAACTTTATTTCATACACGTGTTGTTAGCAAGTACTTTCCATCTATCTTTACTAACTAAAACTAAGTCTGCAATCTTCAATGCCATCCTTAGACTCATTTCGCGTAATTTATCTTTGTTGTCTCCCATGAACTTAATTATCTCATCTCCGGTTTCATCACTAAATCTGTAATTTGTAAACAGTTCACCTGTTGCATGAATCTGTTTAACACGTAAGTGTTTATCACGCATTGTGTCTAGTGTTAAATCTAAGTAATGACATCTACTTTGTAGTGCCGCTAGATGATCTTGTAGTTTCTTACTTTTAACATTTTCAAATTTTAAGTTAGTAATGAAGATTACTGATCCCATAAAGTCAAAGCTATTTGGAATCCCTTCTCTACGTAGTAAGTTACTATCTGCGTTCCAATGTACAGTACGCTTCTTACCACTATCTAATGCCGCTTTAAGTAAGTTTAAACTCAAATCGTCTTGTAGTACAACATCACAATCGTCAAATACTAATACGTTACCGTGTGCTGAATGTTGAAATAGTTTAGCGTACAGCCCTAGTGCAGTCATTGCACCTTTAACTACTTCGTACTTTGGTGCAACATTAGAAATGACATCAAACATACTAGCCTTTTCTAATTCTTTTTCAACACCATATGACTTGCCGATTCCTGGTGGTCCTGATACAATCATTGC